ATTCAGACGGTCTGGGTCGACGCGGACGGCGACGCGCGGCGGTACGATTACGGCAACTGGGCCGGCCTCATTGTGCAGGTGCCGGTTGAGGATATGATCCATTTCAAGGATCTCGAGATGTCGCGGCCGTTCGCGCCGGACGTGTTCGGGTTCCCTCGAGGCGCGACGGCGATCGCGTCGATGACGGCCGACAACGAGGCGACGCAGTACGTGCGGCAGGTCGTGACGAACGACGGGACGCCGACGTTCGCGGTGTTGCTGTCGGACGAGGCGACGCAAGACGACGCGGTAGCGATGCAGGACCGATATAAGGCGCGGGTGGTGGATCGCGGCAAGCGCGGGTCGCCGGCGTTCTTTGGCGCGGTCCGCGACATCAAGCCGTTGGGCTTTACCCTGTCCGACCTGGAGTTCCCGTCCCTCCGGCGGGTCTCGCGCGAGGATATCTGCGCGGCGTACGGGGTCGATCCGCGCATGATCGGCATCGCGTCGGCGACGTCGGACGCGGGGCTGTCGGGAGCGCAGTACGCGGAGGCGCGGGCGCGGCTGGTCCAGCATACGATCGAGCCGATGCTGTCGGCGATTGAGGACGAGCTGAACAACTGGCTGGCACCCGAGTTCGGGGACGTCTGGATCACGTACGACCACGACATCCTGCGGGATCTGGTCGAGAACGACATGGAGACGTCAGCGCGAGTGCGGGCCGAGTTCGCGGCGTCGCTCCGGACGTGGGAGGAATCCCGCGCGGCGCTCAAGCTGTCGCCGATTCCAGAGCCAACGGATACGTTGGCGATGAATATGGGAACGACGCTCGTCCCTGCGGCAACGGCCGTAATTGATCCGCGAATGGTCATGGATCAAACGGGTGAAGCGGCCGGCACGCTACCAGCCGGCAATGTCGTCGCAACTGGTGATGTCCAAGCGACGGCGCTCAACGGCGCACAGACGACGGCTTTGATTGATATGCTCAATCAAGCGGCGAATAATCTGTTGCCGATTGAGACCGTTTATGCCTTGATGAAAGCGGCGTTTCCTGGCGTTCCGGAATCCCTTATTGAGGATATGCTCGGCGGGCTATCTGGATTTGTGCCGCCGTCGCCAGAACCGACCCAAGCAAACGCCAACAATACGCGACCGCCGGCCACGGATAACGAGACGCCGGCGGTTGGCGCGGGCCCGATGGTGTCCGAGGACGAGGACGAGAACGACGCGGAGGACGAGGAATCACCAGAAGGGTCGGCACGGTCACGCCGTCGCGAGCAGGTCCGCGCGATGGCCGATCAAGCATTATCTGGCGAACAGATTGAGGCGTTGCTTGAACTGCTTGAATCGGTCGTCGAAAAGGAATTGCCGATTGATGCGGTGACGGCGGTGATTTTGGCGGCGTTCCCGAAAATTGACCGCGAGCTAGTCGCGCAGATGGTGGCGGCCGCCGCGATGTTTGAGCCGACAGAGGAGGAGGAGCCGGAAGCGCCGGAGAATGGCGAGCCGGAGATGCCGGAAAAAGCAGCGGCGCTGATGTGGTGGGAACGGCTGACGCCAGAGGAGCTTGAGGCCGAGCCGCGATATCAGTATTGGCGGCAGGCGATGGACGAACTCGACCGGCGCGAGGTCAGCTACTACGACAAGGCGATTGTCCGGTTCCGATCCGAAAAGGCATCCGTTGGCGCGATGTTCGGCGTCGGCAATCGGGCAGCCAAGACGCAAGACGAAATCTTGGCGGGCATTAAACGCAAGATTCGCGATGCGTACACGGACGAGGACGGCGAGTATTATCGGGCATGGCGTGAGTCGTACCGCAAGCTAACCGGCGAGACTTATATGGTTGGGGCAAAGCAGTCGGCCAAGGCTAAGCTGTCGTTTTCGCTGGAGTCGCCGGAAGTTCTGGCGGCCATAGACAATCGGACTGGACGCCTAGCGGAGCTGGTGGGACGCACGACGTCTGATCAGATCTTGGCGGCGATCCGCGCGGGCGAAAAGGGCGGGCTATCCGTGGCCGAGATTGGCCGGCTGGTGCAGGCGTCGGTGTTCGGCGAGACGGTGACGGACGCGCGGGCGCGGACGATCGCGCGGACGGAATCGGCCGGAGCGATGTCGCAGGGCAACTGGGATCAGGCGCAGGCCATGGGCGACCTCTACCGCTCGAAGGAATGGCTGGCGTTTGAGGACAACCGGACACGCGAGACGCACCTCGCCTGTATGGCGCAGGGCCGGATTCCGTTCGAGGATCGGTTTTCGAACGGGCTCGAGTACCCGCTAGACCCGGCGGGCGACGCGGCGGAGGTCGTAAACTGCCGGTGCGTCCTGGCGTACTATGACACGACGGTCGAGGAAGCCCCACGATGAACAAGACGAAAACACCGGCCGTCCAGCCGACGCAGTTCTATAGCGCCGACGCGCACCTTAAGATCCGCGCGGAGTCCGATCTGCCGCCGGGCATTGCCGGCCGGATTACGGGCGTGGCGCTGACGTATGAAGTCCTCGACACGTACCGCACGATTTTCGCGCGAGGGTCGGCCAAGCGGTCGATCGACAATAAGGTCGCGGCGCGGAAGGTGCCGCTGTTGATGGACCACAACAAGACGACCGGGGCGCACGTCGGGGTCGTCGCGTCGATGGCGGAAATCGGCGACGCGGTGATGATGACGGCCGAGATTTTCGACACGCCGGACGGTCGGGCGGCGCTCGAGTACGTCAAGGCGGTCATTGCGGCGGGCGCATCGACCGGGCTGTCGATCGGGTTCGTGCCGCGTCGGTCCGAGATGGTCCAGACGGCGGACGGGATGGCGGAGCGGTTCACGGAAATCGAGCTCCGCGAGGTGTCCATAACGCCGATGCCGGCGGTCCCTGGGGCGGACGTCACGGGGGCGCGGGCGGACGGGGTAGCCATAGACGAAGGCAGTGAGGTCGGCGAGGACGGGCCGGCCGAGGCGGTTCCAGCGACGACGACCGAGACGGTGACGTCCCGATCTGAGGCGGAGTTGCTGGCGATTGCGGCGCGGGTCGCGTTGGATGCCATGACGGCGGACGACCGGAACGCGTTGCTCGAGCAGTACCGGACGAATCCGGCGACGATCCCGACGCGAACGGTCAGCACGACCACCGCGGCGACCGTCCGGCCGACCGTACGGCAAACGACGATGGACGAGCGGCTCAAGGCCGTCCGGTCCACGTTCCTTTCACCTTACGGAGCATGACGACCATGAAAAACGTACTCGTTTCAAAGAACCGCGCGGCCAACGAGCTGCGCGATCAGGCGCATAAGCTGCGCCATGACCTGATGGACCCGTCGCAGTCGTACACGGCCGAGCAGGTTGAGAAGCTGACCGGCGACATTCGCGCTCTGGAGATGCGGGCGCAGGCGGCGGCCGAGTTCACGCCGGACGCGGAAGTGGCGCGTCAGGGCGGCGATGAAGGGCTGGTCCGGATGGATGTCGGCGCGGAACGGCAGGAGTTCCGGTCGATGCAGGACGCGCAGGCTGAGGTCCGCTCGGTCCTCGTCAAGGCGTTCCCGTCGATGGGCTCGTACATCCGCGCGGCGACGCGTGGGCCGAGCAATCCGCGCGAGGCCGAGGCGCTGCGTCAGGTCGATCAGTTCACGCGCACGATCACGGGCTCGACGAACGGCGGCGAGTTCCTGCTCCCGCTGACGCAGGTGCCGGAAATTTTCTCGGTCAGCAACCAGCAGCCGGGTCTGTTCCAGCTCGCGCGTCGATACAACGTGCCGGGCCGTTCGCTCCGCATCCCGTACCTCGTGCAGGATGAGGGCACCACGACGCTCAACCGTCCGATGGCTGGTAAGATCGCCAACGTGACGATCGTCGGCGAAGGCTCGACCAAGCCGGAACGCGAGCCGACGTTCGCGCAGCGGCTGCTCACGATGTACAAGTACGCGGCCATCACGCAGTTCGGCGACGAACTCCTCGGCGACGACTTCACCGGCGAGCTGCCGGCCGAAGTGACGTCGGCGGTCGGGTCGCAGATCATTAACAAGTTGAACGAAGACATCACGATCGACGGCACGGGTTCCTCGCAGCCGCTCGGCGCGTTCAACACCAACAACACGGCGCTGATCAAGGTGACCCGTGCGGGCGCTGGCGCGTTCGCGGCGTCCGATGCGTTCCGGATGTACCAGTCGCATACGCACGGCGCGAACAGCGTCTGGATGGTCACGCGAAACGCGATGGCGTCGCTCTTTGCGCTCCAGACGACCAACAACACGATGGTCACTTGGATCGCGAACCTCCGCGACAAGCCGCAGATGCTGCTCCTCGGTCTGCCGGTCATCGTCACGGACCTGCTGCCGGCGCTCGGCACCGAGGCCGATATCTGCCTCGTGAACCCCGACTTCTACGCGATGGGCCTGCGTCAGGCGCTGACTGTGGAAAGCTCGATCCACGTGGCGTTCGTGCAGGACGTCACGACGTACCGTTTCGTGGCGCGTGGCGGCGGTATCCCGCTGCCGACGTCGACGTACGCGTACAAGATCGACGGCTCGGGCAACAAGGTAAACCCGCACTCGCCGTTCGTCGTCCTCGACGACGCGGTGACGCCGTAAGGCGAACGCCGAACCCGTCGCTCGGGGTGGTCGCGACCATCTCGAGCGGCTGGACGGCGGTTCTGTTTTCCTTTTGACGAGGCGACCCCGTGGCGCTGCCGACGGTTAGTGACCTGAAAAGCTACCTCCGGATTGAGACCACGGCGGAGGATTTGCTGTTGTCCGCGCTGTTGAGCCGGGCGACGGCGATGCTCGAGATGTGGATCGACACGCCGATTACGGCGGTGTCGCAAACGGCGATCGACAAGGCGCAGACGGACGGCAACCCGGTGCGGTCCCTGGTGTTTCCGCGCCGGCCCTGCGCGGTGACGGCGGTCGTCGATACGGACGGCACGACGGTTCCGGCGGCCGATTACTGGACGGACGGGACGTCGGGCGTGATCTACGCCAAGGACTACATCACGTTCCCGTACGGACCCTACACGATCACGGCCAACGTCGGGCTGTCGCTGCGGCAAGACTACGCGCGGCTCGAGCCGTTGCTGAACGAGGCGATCATCGACCTCGCGGCGGATATGTACCAGCGCCGGACGCCTGGCGCGGCGACGGAAACGGCGGCCGGGACGTCGATCACATGGGACGCGTCACGCGAAACGGTGGCGCGGGTGATGAAAACGCTACGGCTGCTCAAGCTGCCGGTGGCGCTATGACGGTGATGCCGGGGCTGTTGGACCGCCGGCTGACGTTTTGGGAACGGCGCGAGGGCGGCGCGGACGGGTTCTCGCGGCCGGTCTACGTCAAGGTCGGCGAATACTGGGGGCGTCTTGATGCGACGGCCGACGCCGAGCAGATCCCGCTCAACCCGCAGGCGCACATCGAATCGCAAACGCAGGCCACGGCCACGGTCGCCGATTATGTCAACGTGCCCAAGTTCGGCATCGTGCGCGACGGGGACGGGCCGCTGTACTTTACGCGAGGCGTCGTCCTGCTGCGGGCGTTGCGCTGTCAGCGCATCACGCTCGAGTCGATCGACCCGACGGAATACGGCACCTTCACGCTGTTCGAGGACGTCGACGTCCGCGACGGCTATCACCTCGTCACGGAATCCTAAGATGGATCGACGCATCAGCTACGGCACGGACGCCCGGCGCACGACCCTCTCGCCATCCGATCAGGCGCGGGCCGAGGCGCTGGCGGCGCGATATGGGCAGATGGTCGAAGTGACGCGCAGTCCGTCCGGCGAGCTCCTCGTGGTCATGACGCCGAAATACGGCGGGACGATCCGCGCGTGGGGCGAAAACGCGCTGTCGGTCGTCGAACAAATGTGCCGGGACGTGGTGCCTGGCGAGACCCTATAACCAGAGGCCGGACCAATGGCGACCTATAACAAGTTCTACGCGTTCGTCGAGGCGCTGGCCGAGGGGA